CTATCACTGTTGGTCAAGGTATCTTAAAAGATACTTACGGAGTAACAGTTAAAGTTGATACTGCTCTTTAATTAATAAATCGGTGGGGTGTAAAAGCCCCACCAACTAAATATAACTATGGCAAATTTTTCAAGCGATTCAGATTTAACATTCTACCAACCAGATATTTTAACATTTGGAATATCAGCATTTACAAATTACCACGCACTAGCAAGAGAAGATATTGAAAGAGATTTAAGAATAAGATGGTTTCCAGTTTACTCAAAAGAAACTTATAGAGATATAGCAATACTAAACACAACTGAAATGGACGGAACACTATTAACTGATTCACAGTTTAAAAGACTAAGTGTATTTAGAGTAATAGGTTTTTATGCTTGTCCACAATTAACTAAATTTAACTCAAACGATAACCTAGATAGATTCCAAGTTATGATGAAACATTACAAACAAATGTATGCTGATGAATTTGAATCTATACTAAGAGATGGTGTTGAATATGATGCTGATGACAGCAACACAGTTCAAGATGCTGAAAAAGCACCTTATCATAGACTTAAACTAATTAGATGAAGATTACTGTTGAAGATAATTCTTTACAAGTTGCTAAGAACTTTGAAAAACAAGTAAGAGAACAACCTTTAATAGTTAAGACTGCATTAGGTAGAACTGCTGAGTTCTTAATGGGTTTAATCAAACAAAGAACAGCAAGAGGAATGAGTGCAGATGGTAATTCATTTCCACCATACACAGAAGCTTATAAAACATTTAGACAACAAGCTGGGAGACAAACACAATATCCTGACTTAAATTTTTCTGGTCAAATGTTATCAAACATAACTCAAAGATCACAACCTACACAAGCTATTATTTATTTTGCTAATAAGTTCCAAAATGTTAAAGCTTTAGGTAACCAAAAGAAACGTAAATTTTTTGCTATTGGTGCAAGAGAGATTCAACCAATAATGAATGTATTTATGCAAACATACAAAAAACTTAGTAAGATATGAGTAAACGAGAAGATATAGCAGGAAATATAGTAACAGCAATTTCAACTGGCACATCTCCAATAACTTTAAAGAAGGTTACTAGAGAACCTTTTAACGTAGATGAATTATCTGAACAACAATATCCAGCTTGTTTTGTGCAATCTGGTAATGAAGTTAGATCAGATGAAACAATGACATCAAGCACTATTACAAGACAAGCAACTGCTGACTTTGTAATTGTTGGATATGTAAAAGGAACTACAACAAATATTGATACAAAACGTAATGAGTTAATCACTACGATTGAAACTAGATTAAATTCTGATAGAACACGAGGTGGGTATGCAAAACAAACTCAAGTAGTAGAAGTATCTACTGATGAAGGAGTTTTGTTCCCAATAGGTGGTATCAGAATGGTGGTGCGAGTTATGTACCAATATACATCTGGCACACCTTAACATTAACTAAACAAGGAAAACAAACATGGCAACTCATACTGGTTCAGAAGGAACTATAAAAGTAGCAACAACAACAGTAGGCGAACTTAGAAGTTACTCTTTAGAGCAAACTGCTGACACTATTGAAGATACTCAAATGGGTGATACTTCAAGATCATATAAATCTGCTTTAAAAGGTTGGTCTGGTTCTGCGTCATTATTTTTTGATGAAGCTGATGCAGGTCAATTACTTTTAGTTCTAGGAACATCAATAGCATTGAAAGTGTACCCAGAAGGTGCAAGTTCAGGCGACAAGTATTACTATGGTGATGCAATCATTACAGGTAGTAACATATCAGCATCTTTTGATGGAATGGTAGAAGCTGAAATAACATTTACAGGAACAGGTGCAATAACACTTGGAACTGCGTAATTAATTATTAATTAGAAAAGGAAGATATGAACGTAATAGATAGAGTGAAGGCACAATTTGAATCTTTAGGCATAAAAAAGATTGAGGTTGCTGAGTGGGGCGAGGAAGGCAAACCTTTAATAATATATTGCTCACCATTTACATTAGGTGAAAAAAGAAACCTATTTAAAGGTGCTAAGAATGATGATCTTGGAGTATTAGTAGATGCAATCGTTCTTAAAGCAAAAGACTCAGAAGGAAATAAAATATTTAAGCTAGATGACAAGCTAACATTATTGAATAATGCTGATGCAAATGTTATAGCTAGAGTAGCAACAGAAATGTTAGCTGGTGTTTCTTACGAGGAAGCTGAAAAAAAGTAAGATTTGATTCTGAGTTGTATTCCATACTTGCTTTGGGTCAAGAGTTAAAACTTAGTATGGAAGAAGTTTTGTGTTTTACACAAGATGAATTTTATTATTGGATAGCTTACTTTAAAGTGAAGGCAGAAAAAGAGAAACAACAATATGGCAGATCAGCAATTAAACATAAAGCTTAATGCAATAGATAGCACAAAAAAAGCATTTACTGATTTACAAAACAATCTCAAACAAACAAATAAAGAATCTAATAGTCTAGCTACATCTTTTTTAAGTGTCAAAAGTGCAATACTAGGATTTGCTACTGGTGCTACAATCGTAGGAGTAGTTAATCAAACTAAAAAATTTCAAGATTTACAAACTATATTATCAAGAGTAGCTGGTTCAACTGAGAACGGAACACAAGTATTAAACTTCTTAATTGAATCTACTAAACGATCTACATTTTCAGTACAAGATTTAGCAAATTCTTTTATAACATTATCTACTGCTGGTATTAATCCATCTGAAAGATTATTACGAATATTTACTGATACTGCTTCAGCATCAACAGATCAATTAGACACATTAAATGATTTAACAAGATTATTTGCCAAAGGAGTTCAAGGTGGTTTGGGTTTGCAAAGTTTAAATCAGTTAGTAGCAAAAGGAATACCTGCATTTAAAATATTAGAAACTGAATTAGGTTTATCTAAAGATGGTATTGAGAAATTTGCTAATACTACAAGAGGTGCTAATAAAATATTAGAAGCTTTACTGAATGGTTTAGAAAAATCTTTTGCTGGTGCGACAGAAGCTAGAGCAAATAATTTATCAGTAGCTTTATCAAGAATTGGTAAAGAAGCCGATTTAGCTTTATTAAATTTAGGTAAAAATGGACTTACACAAGGTGTTAATGATTTAGCTGAAGCTTTTGCTTTATTAAATAAAGAAGGAGAACCATTATTAAAATTTTTAGGTGGTATATCTGAATTTATACTTACAACAGCTAGTGGTGCTTTATTAGTTTTTAATAGTATTCTTAAAGATCTAAGAAAAGAATTTAATCAATTCTCTAACGAATATATTAAACTTTACAATAAAATTACTGGCAAAAGATTACCTTTAAATGTTGAGGGTTCTTTTACATCACCAACAGAAATAACTGGTAGATCAACTGGATTACCAAAAACAGAAACAAAAATACCACCAATATTAGATTTTCAATTAGTTATTAAAAGAGTTATTGAAGATAATCAAAATAAACTTGATTTAATTAATGATGCTTTTTTTACAACAGCAGGATTAACAAAAACAATAACAGATACGCTTAATGCTGGTATAGGAGATTTTTCACAAAAAATAGCTGAGTCTATTGTGTTGGGTAAAGAATTATCAGACGTATTTAGAAATATTGGTCAAACATTATTAATTAGTATTTTAAAAACAAGCATAGAAATACTGGGTAGAGAAATATTAAATTTATTTTATAAAAAATTAGAAACATTTGAAATAGTACAACAAATAGGCAAGTTGTTAGAAAAACTTGCAGTTGAAAGAGCAATTACAAGAGAAAATGAAAAACAAGCTAGTGCAAAGTCTGGTAGTGGTGGTTCTGTTGAACAACAAATATTTTCTGCTATTGTTGGTTCATTTTTTGCAGAAGGTGGAAACATACAAGCTGGGCAACCAGCAGTAGTTGGAGAAAGAGGTAGAGAATTATTTATTCCTTCAACAAGTGGAACTATCATTCCTAATCACGATATGGGTGCAGGTGGAATGAATATAACATTTAATATTCAAGCAAATGATGTTAGAGGTATTAAAGAATTATTAATTGATAATAGAGCAACCATAATTAACTTAGTTAATCAGGGTGCTAATCAAAAAGGAAAATCTAACGTAGTATGAGTGGAACATTCCCAGCAAGTCCAGCACCTAGAGATGTAGCAATTAGTTCTAATCAGAACACTATTGTAACTACAACTGCTTCTGGCAGACGACAAGCAAGACAAATTGATGGACAGAAATTTAGATTAAGACTTAGATTCCCAGTTATGAGTAGAAGTCAGTTTGCACCTATACTTGCTTTTATAATGAAACAAAGATCACAAATGGAATCATTCCAATATACTCCACCAACTATTGATGATGCACAAGGTTCTGCTAGTACAGTTATATCTGTTGCAGGTGCTATTAGTGCTGGTGTTACTTCATGCTCAATAGATGGCATGGGAAACAATTTAACTGGTGTACTTAAAGCTGGAGACTTCTTTAGATTTACTGGACAGAATAAAGTTTATATGTGTGTAGCTGATGTATCATCTAATGGTTCTGGTGCAGGAACATTAACATTTGAACCACCATTAAGAGCAAACGTAGCTGACAATGCAGTAATCATTTATGACAATGTAGATTTTACAGTTGGACTTACAGGAGATATTCAAGAATTTACTATCGGTACAGAAAACTATTTCCAATACGAAATTGATTTAATAGAGGTACTGTAATGACAAGATCATTAACTGCTGGAGTAATTGCCGAGATAGCAACTAATAAACTTAATCCAGTTGAACTTATTTATTTAGGAATAAGCACAGGAACTTATTACACAGATCATTATAAAGATTTAACCTTTGATGGAAACACTTATACAGCTTCATCATTATTCTTAGGTAGTTCTGAAGTTCAAGAAACTGCTGATGTTGCAGTAAACTCATTAACACTTAAATTCTCAGGTGCAGATACAACAATAATTTCTTTATTACTAAACAACAACTACATGAACAAACCTGCAAAAGTTTATAGAGGTTTCTTAAATGATAGTCAGGCATTAATAGCTGACCCATTTCTTTTATTTGATGGAAGAATATCTAATTTTGCTCTTGAAGAAAATTCCACAACATCTTCAATCAATGTAATTATAACTTCTCATTGGGCAGATTTTGAAAAGACTTCAGGAAGAAGAACTGCTGAGAACTCACAAAAATTGTATTTCCCTAATGACAAAGGTATGGAGTTTGCAAGTAAGACAGCACAAAAGATTAAGTGGGGTTCAGCTTAATGAATGACTTATATAGAATAGTTCATCTGTATAGACAGTTTCCTAAATATGACAAATTTACTTACGAGCAATTAACTACAATGATAACACCTTCTTTAAATTTAGATCAATACCAAATCCATAGAGTTGGCAAAGAAGATGTTGGTTATACAAGTTGGGCATTTTTAAATGATATAGTTGAACATAGGTATAAACTTACTGGTAAATTAAAAGCTAATGAATGGAACTGTGGTAATAACATTTGGGTTATAGGAGTTATTGCAAAAAGTCATACATTTGAAATAATGAAATGGGTTAAAGAATACTTTAAACCAAAATTAGAAGTAAACCAGTCAGTTAAATGGATTAGATCAGATGATAATTTAAACATTTATAGAAGATCAGAAAAATTTAAACGACAATTTCATATACACGCATGAAAAAAATATTTGCAAGTACAATATTAGTAACAGCTTTAATATTTGATTTTGTTAATGCTGTATTTAATAATCCTATTAGCCAAGAAATAATCAATTTATATAAAGCAGAACCAGCAACTATTACTGCGATCATAACTACTATTATTACAACAGCAATTAGTTATATAATTGCACCTAAACCAAAAGCACCTAGACAATCTTCACAAGACGAAGCTAAAGGAACATTAGTAAATAAAGATTCTAACAACAATCCTATTCCTGTTGTCTATGGTAAAAGACAAGTAGGATTAACTAGAGTATTTGTTGAAAGTTCTGGTGCTGATAATCAATATCTTTATGTAGCAGGAGTATTATGCGAAGGTGGTGGTTCAGGAATTACAGCAATAGACGAAGTTTACGTTGATGACAAACTAGTAACATTTGATGGTTCATTAACTGATGGAACTATAAGAGGAGTATCTAGTGGAGATGCCAACTATTATAAAGGTGGAGAATCTTTAATATCTATTCAATCATTTTTTGGATTAGACAATCAATCAGCTTCTTCTTTACTTGATGAGACAACTAACTGGACATCAGATCATAAACTATCTGGTCTTGCTTATGTTGCTTTAAGGTTTAAATGGAATCAAGATGCTTTTAATGGTTTACCTGAAGTTAGAGTAACTGTTAGAGGTAAAAAGATTTATGACCCTAGATTAGATTCTACTAAAGGTGGTTCTGGTTCTCATAGACAAGACACAGCTTCTACTTGGGCTTATTCTGCGAACTCATCATTAGTTCTTTTAGATTATTTAAGAAATACTAGATATGGAAAAGGATTACCTAATGATGCCTTTGAAACTAATTATGATACATTTAAAACTTCTGCAAATACTTGCGATACACAAGTTACACCTTATTCAGGTGCTACAAGCGATATAAATTTATTTGAAACAAATGCAGTTATAGATAGTGAAAAGAAAGTATTAGAGAATGTAAGAGAACTCTTAGTACCTATGAGAGCAATCTTTAATTACACACAAGGTAAATACAAAATCATTATTGAAGGTTCAGGAAGTTCACAATTACTATTAACTAAAGATAATGTTGTAAGCGAAGTTAAATTACAAGGTGAAAGTAAATCTGAAAAATACAATAGAGTTATAGGAACATTTACAAACCCAGAAAAAGATTATCAATCAGATACAGTTTCTTATCCACCATTTGATGATTCAGCATTACCAGTAGAAGATCAACACGCAACAATGTTAAGTGATGATAACAATACTTTACTTGAAAGAAGTTTTGATATGTTACAAGTAACTAGTCCATATCAGGCAGAAGAAATTTGCGAGAACATATTAAAGAGATCAAGAAACAATTTAAAAGCAGAAGTAACAGTAACTTCAGAAGCACTTAATTTATCTATTGGAGATATAGTTACAGCGACTTATGATACAGCAGGATTTAGTGCTAAACCATTCCGAGTAATGTCTTTAGCTATCAATTCGGATTCAACAGTAACTTTAGGATTAGAAGAACATCAAGATAACTTTTATACTTGGGAATCAAAATCAGAAGCACCAACAATAGCTGATACTGTATTACCAAATCCTTTTTCTGTATCTGCACCATCTTCTGTTACTTTAGGAGATCAGCTTATTCAATATTCTGACGGAGTTGTTATAACAGCTTTAGATTGCACAATCGGTGCATCACCAGATAACTTTGTGGATTATTACCAAGTAGAATACAAACTAAGCACAGATTCTACTTACCAAGTATCTGGTCAAGTTAAAGGATTAAATCATAGAATACTAAACGTGATAGATGGATTAATTTATAACGTAAGAGTAAAAGCATTTAACACATTAGGAGTACAATCAACTTATACTTCTGCAACAAGAACTATTGTCGGTGGAACTGCTTTACCAAGTGATGTAGAAGATTTTGCTTGTAACATTGTTGGACAAGATGCACATTTATCTTGGCAACAAATACCAGATCTAGATTTAGCTTATTATCAAATAAGATATTCAACACAAACAAGTGGTGCTTCTTGGATTAACTCAGTTTCTTTAGTTGAGAAAGTTGCAAGACCAGCTACTTCAGTTACAGTTCCAGCAAGAGTTGGTTCTTATTTAATCAAGGCAGTAGATAAAGCTGGTAACTTATCTGTCAATGAATCTATTATAGCTACTAATTTACTAAGTATTGGTAATTTTAATGCAATTACAACTCAAACAGAATCACCTTCTTATACTGGTAGTAAAACTAATTTAACTGCATCAGGAGGAGAGTTAAGACTTACATCTTTAGCTAGTGAAGGTGTTTATTTATTTTCAGCACCAATAAATTTAGGTGCAGTTTATACTTCAAGAATAACAGCTTCAATAACTCAATATGCAGAAAATCCTTCAGAACTTTTTGATAGTGGTAGAGGATATACACTTTTTGATGATGCCTTAGGTTCATTTGATGGAGATTCGCCAACATTTACAAATGCACATTTAGAAATAGCATTATCAGATGACAATGTAACGTATTCTTCATTTAGGAATTTTGTAATAGGAGATTACACAGCTAGATATTATAAATTTAGATTAAGATTAACTTCTTTAGATGGAGTTTCTACTCCAGTTATTACAGCATTATCAGTTACAGTAGATATGCCAGATAGAATATTTAGTGGTAATGATATTGTTTCAGGAACAGGAACATACTCAGTTACCTTTACTTTACCATTCTATTCTGCTAATTATGCAGTTGGTATTACTGCACAAGGCATGGCGACTGGAGATTTTTTTGAATTAACAAGCAAAACTACTTCAGGATTTTCAGTAGCTTTTAAAAATAGTTCTGGTACTGGAATATCAAAAACATTTGATTATATAGCTAAAGGTTACTAGATAGATTATGGCACAACACGATTACATTATTTCTAATGCTACATTCCCAGCAGTAAGAACAGATATTAATAATGCACTTTCAGCAATTCAAACTACAAATTCAGGAACATCAAGACCAACAGGTGCAGTAGCTGGTCAGCTTTGGTTAGACACAACTTCTGCAACTACACCTACATTAAAATATTATGATGGTGCTGACGATATATCTTTAGCAACTATTGACCATATAGGTAACACAGTAAACTGGTTAGATTCAACAGTATCAATTACTGGACTATCAACAACTGCAACAGGAACAGTTTTAACACTTTCAGATTCAGCAAATACAACAACAGTTAATTTAATCATAGACAATCAAAAAGAAATTCGTTTTAGAGAAACAACAGCCAATGGAACTAACTATGTAGCATTAAAAGCACCAGCTAGTGTTAGTGCTGATTTAACTTTTACTTTACCTGCAACTGATGGAACTAATGGACAAGCATTAATTACAAATGGTTCAGGAGTATTATCATTTACAACATTAACTGCTGATGGAACTGTTGATTGGGACACAACTGTTAAAACATCAGGATTTACAGCAATAGCAAACAAAGGATATTTTTGTAATACAACATCTTCTGCATTTACAGTAACATTACCTTCTTCACCAAGTGCTGGTGATGAAATTGTTATTGTAGATTATGCAGGAACTTTTGCTACTAATAATCTTACTATTACATCAACACCAAAAATAAATGGTTCTATAAATGATGTTTCACTTACAACAAATAGAGAAGCAACAAGATTAGTTTATATAGATTCAACACAAGGTTATATAGCTTATTCAGGAGTAAATGAAGGGACAGCACCTTCTTTAACAGATGTCCCTCCTGTTGTTGCAACTGAATATTTAGTAGTAGCTGGTGGTGCTGGTGGAGGTTCTACAGATGGTGGTGGTGGTGCTGGTGGTGGTGCAGGTGGTTATAGAAGTTCAACATTAAATTTAACAACACTTACAAATTATACTGTAACAGTTGGAGCAGGTGGTGGTGCTGGAGTATATCCTTCATCAATGAGAGGGGGGAATGGTTCAAATTCAGTTTTTTCAACAATTACATCAGCGGGTGGTGGAGGAGGTGGTGCATGGGTTGGAGTTAAAGATGGTAATTCAGGAGGTTCTGGAGGTGGAGGAAGTTATAGTGGTGTAGGTGGTGCAGGAAATACACCTTCAACAAGTCCATCACAAGGTAATGCTGGTGGAAATGGAAATACAAGTGGTGATTTAGCAGGAGGAGGAGGAGGTGCAAGTGCAGTTGGAGGTAATGCTGTGGCATCTACTAAATCAGGAGATGGTGGTGCAGGAACATCAAATTCAATAACTGGTTCATCAGTAACTTATGCTGGAGGTGGAGGAGGTGGAAAAGGTGCACCAGCAAATTCAGAAGGTGTAGGAGGTGCAGGTGGTGGTGGAACAGGTGGAACAAGTATTCCTGTTGCGGCAGGAAGTGGAACAACTAATAGAGGAGGAGGAGGAGGAGGAGGTTGTACTGGTGGTGGTGGTTTAGCTGGAGCAGGAGGTTCTGGTATAGTTATTATTAAATATAGTGATGTATATACAGTTTCAAATTCAGGAGGTGGTTTAACTTTTAGTACAGCTTCATCTGGTGGTTATAAAATTACTTCTTTTACTGCTGGTACAGGTAATATACAATTTAGTTAAAAAAAATTATGGCACATTACGCATTTTTAGATGAAAATAATATAGTAACAGAAGTTATTACTGGTAAAGAAGAAGGTAATTTCAATTGGGAACAACAGTATGGTTCATTTAGGGGACAACTATGTAAAAGAACTTCTTATAATAC